AAAAAAAGAAAAATTATATTATTTTTTAAAAATGTCAAAAATAATTTTGAATACTTAGAATTTGAAAAAATAACAGATATGTGTGAAGTAAGTCCTAGCAGAGGATAGGGGGGTATCCCCCTCCCACTAGGCGCTCGAGGGCTTCACGCCGTCACTGTACATTTTTTCTCGCGCCAAATCATCACATGAAAGGAGAACGGTTTGGAATTAAGAGGAATTGACTATCTCAGAAGAAAGTTGACTCTCTATCAGAGTAGAGTTAATCTGAGGTACAAGCATTATGCAATGCAATACCATGAATCACCGACAGGAATTACAATTCCTCCACATATCAGGGTGAAGTACCAAGCTGTTCTTGGTTGGGCTGCAAAGGGAGTTGATAGTCTTGCAGATCGTTTAATTTTCAGGGCATTTGCTAACGATGATTTTAATGTTACAGAAATCTTTAATCGTAACAATCCTGATATCTTCTTTGATAGTGCTATTTTAGCTGCGCTGATTGGTTCGTGTAGTTTCGTCTACATTTCGAAGGGTGAGGATGATGAGGTGAGGTTGCAAGTCATTGAATCAAGCAATGCGACGGGTGTCATTGATCCTATCACTGGTTTGCTTGTGGAGGGTTATGCAGTGTTGGCTCGTGATGATTATAATCGTCCAACTCTTGAAGCCTACTTCGAGCCTAATGCTACTCATTTTATTCCGAAAGATGGTAGGCCATATTCGGTTGTAAATGAAACTGGTATCCCTCTGCTGGTTCCGGTCATTCATCGTCCTGATGCGGTTCGTCCGTTTGGTCGGAGTCGTATCACCAGAGCTGGTATGTATTATCAGAAATATGCTAAGCGTACCTTGGAACGGGCTGATATCACTGCTGAGTTCTACTCATGGCCACAGAAATATATTCTTGGGCTTGATCCTGATGCAGAGCCTATGGAGAAATGGAAAGCTACTGTATCAAGCTTGTTGACGATTTCTTCTAGTGATAAAGGAGAGAAGCCGAGCGTTGGGCAGTTTACTACCGCTAGCATGTCACCTTTTACAGAACAGCTAAGAACTGCTGCTGCTGGATTTGCTGGCGAAATGGGGCTGACATTGGATGATCTTGGTTTCGTTTCAGATAATCCATCATCTGTGGAAGCTATCAAGGCTAGTCACGAGAATTTGCGTTTGGCTGGTCGGAAGGCTCAGCGTTCACTGGGAGCAGGTTTGCTTAATGTGGCTTATGTTGCTGCTTGCTTGAGAGATGAGTTTCATTATGCGAGAAGTCAATTCGTAAGAACTACAGTCAAGTGGGAACCATTGTTTGAAGCGGATGCAAATACGATGACTATGATTGGTGACGGTGTTGTGAAATTGAATCAGGCATTACCTGGCTACATCAATGCGGAGACAATTCGTGATCTTACTGGTATCGCTGGAGACATGTCAGCTAGACCAGTGATAAGCGAGGGTGGTTCAAATGGAGAATGATGTTTTACCTGGTATCTTGCAAGAGGTTCAGGAGAGGTTTGAGAGAGATTTCGGTAAGAGTGAGATCGTCAGAAATGCTTTTGCTACGTTGAAGGCAAAAAAAGCCACTTACAAAACTGCAAATGAGTTTGCGATTGAAATTGGCGATATTCTCTCGAAGGCTCTAGGAACTTCTCTAAGCGCCGACAAACTACCAGACGGAAAAATGTATTACAATATCGCTCAGCGTTTACTGACGGACGTGCTGGGACGAAATCACGAGCTTGTAAGTGGTTACGCTAGTGATGTTCAGAAGAATTTGAACGATAAAGCGAAAATCGGTCTGAAAGTTCAAGTTCCTGAATTAAATCTGGATCGAATAGCTGGCATTGTCAATCGCTTTTCGTCTGAGGAAAATTTTGAAGATGTCAGTTGGTTGCTCGGTGAACCTATTGTGAACTTCACACAGTCCATTATTGATGATAGCATTCAGAAGAATGCGGAGTTTCATTACAAGGCAGGATTGCAACCTGAGATTGTCAGAAAATCTTTTTTTCATTGCTGTGAGTGGTGTCAAGAAGTTCAAGGGAATTATAAATATCCAAGAGTCCCGAAGGACGTTTATAGAAGACATCAGCATTGTCGTTGTATTGTAGACTATGATCCTAAAAACGGAAAAGTTCAGGATATTTGGAAGAAAATTTGGCGAAAAAATGATGAAAGTGATAAAATTGAAGTAAGGAAGGATATAAATAAAAATTCTCAAATGAGCGAAGTGAGAAAGCTTGCGCTACAGAACGGAATTTCTTCAAATCCTATCAAAAAAAGCCGTAAAAAATTGACTGAAGAACAAATAATCGAAGCTGTTAGTGGTGGAGACAAGACAAGAGGATCTTGTTCGTCAGCAGCATTTGCTTATATTGGTAACAAAGGTGGCTATACTGTCTTAGATTTTAGAGGAGGAAAGAGCTGTGATTTCTTTTCTCGAGATAGTAGGATAAAAATGATTGGGAGTCTTCCAGGAGTTGAAATGCATGTTGCTAAACATACAAATGATTTTACTGCAGTAAAAGAATTGTTGGAGAAAGTAGAAAGTGGGAATGAGTACTACTTAGCAACAGGTAGGCATGCAGCAATCATAAGGAAAAACGAAGGTCGTTTCGAGTACTTGGAACTTCAATCAAGAACGTTAAATGGTTTTAAGCCGTTTAACAACATTGTTCTAAAAGAGAGATTCAAAGGTCAGAAGTCTCACAGTGCAGCTGGGAGAAGATATGATGCAAACAGCTATCTTATTGATGTGAACTCATTGAAAGATAACCCTGAATTTCATAAGATATTGAGTTTTATCAATACAACAGATTCTAAACAAATGAAGGGAGCTGAGGGACGTGAAAGATGATTATGAAGAAGTGAATTGGTCCGAATATTGCTATAAAGAAAATGATGGTGATATAATTTGGTGGGTTGATACAGCCTGGTTCGCTAGAGGGTTGATGTTAATTACATTTGATAAAAAGAAATTCTATAATCTTTTTGAAGATTATCCTCATAATATGAGCTCAGAAGAGGTTGAAATCTTTGATAAAGAAAATCCGTTTTGGGCTGATTTCTTTTCGGACCGAAAATAAGAAATTTTAAGCACTCGTAAGGGTGCTTTTATTGTGCTTTAGTTTAGGAGGTGATCTAATATCTCCCAGCGATAGGGTTATCATGCGATGACGATTGAAAGGAAAGTGGAATGGCGAGGAAGAAACTTGGCAATCAGAATCCTACTCAATCGGTGATTTTAAAATACGTCAAGAAAAATTCAAAAGCTAAAGAAGCGATTGAACTTTACGAACGGACTGGTCTTTCTTGCTATGCTTGGCAGAAAAACCTGCTATTGCCTTTGATGGCGGTAGACAAAAACGGTCTTTGGGTGCACCAAAAGTTTGGCTACTCTATTCCTCGACGTAATGGTAAGTCTGAAATCCTATACATAGCTGAAATTTGGGCGCTACATAAGGGATTGAATATCCTACATACAGCTCACCGAATTTCTACCTCTCACGCCTCTTTTGAAAAGGTCAAACGCTACCTTGAAAAAATGGGTTATGTGGATGGAGAGGATTTCAATTCCATTCGTGCAAAGGGGCAGGAGAGAATTGAACTTTACTCAACAGGTGGTGTAGTCCAATTTCGTACTAGGACATCAAATGGTGGTCTAGGTGAAGGATTTGACATGCTGATCATTGACGAGGCTCAAGAATATACAACCGAGCAAGAATCTGCTTTGAAATACACGGTTACGGATAGTGAAAATCCTATCACCATCATGTGTGGAACACCTCCGACACCTGTATCAAGTGGTACGGTTTTTACTAAGTATCGTGAGACTTGTCTTTTTGGGAAAGGGAAGTATTCAGGCTGGGCTGAATGGTCGGTTTCTGATGAAAAAGAAATTGACGATGTAGAAGCTTGGTATAACTCCAATCCATCTATGGGTTACCACTTAAATGAGCGTAAGATTGAAGCTGAGCTTGGTGAGGATAAACTGGATCATAATATCCAACGTTTGGGATTTTGGCCAACCTATAATCAAAAATCGGCTATTTCTGAAACGGAGTGGAATGAGCTCAAGGTGGATGATGTACCAGAATTATCTGGTAAGTTGTCTGTTGGTATTAAGTATGGCCAAGACGGAACGAACGTGGCATTGAGTATTGCTGCACGGACCAAGGATGGCCGTTACTTTATCGAGACAGTCGATTGTCAATCTGTTCGTAACGGGAATGAGTGGATGGTTGCTTTCTTGCGTCAAGCTGACGTGGCTCAAATTGTCATCGATGGCGCAAGTGGTCAAAAGATCCTGGACGAAGAGTTGAAGGACTACAGAATCAAGAACGTGATTCTACCAACGGTGAAGGAAATCATCGTAGCCAACGCTCTTTGGGAACAGGGGATTTACCAGAAGACAATCTGTCACGCTGGCCAACCATCGCTATCAAAAGTAGCTACTAACTGCGATAAGCGGAATATTGGCTCAAATGGTGGCTTTGGTTATAGATCGCACTTTGATGATATGGATATTTCTTTGATGGATAGCGCTTTGCTTGCGCACTGGGCTTGTGCTACGACCAAGCCTAAGAAAAAGCAAAAAATCAGTTATTAAAATAAGCGGTCTTGTGACTGCTTTTTTTGATGCTCAAAATTACCGAACTGCCGGGGAAGCAGGAGAAAGGAGACATGAGAATGTCAGAATTTAAACCAATCACTACACAAGAAGAATTTGATGCTGCTATTAAGGAGCGTTTATCTCGTGAGAAAGCGAAGTATAGCGACTATGACCAGCTCAAATCTCGAGTTACAGAATTGGAAACAGAAAATGTTGGCTTGAAGTCAACAATCGAAGCTAACAATCAAAGTAAGGCAAATGCTGACAAGCAACTTGAAGAGATGCAGAATAAAATCGCTGGCTATGAGACGGCTAGTCTGCGAACTCGAGTGGCTTTGCAATACGGATTGCCTTATGACCTTGCAGACCGTTTGCAGGGAACTGATGAAGATAGCTTCAAAGCAGATGCAGAGCGCTTGGCTGGGTTCATGAAACCAGCAAGCAAAGTAGCACCAGTAAAATCAACGGAACCGATTGTTCCGAAAGAAGATGATGAAAGAACCATGTATAGAAACTTGGTTCAAAATTTAAGTATTGAAGATTAAAAAGGAGAAAAAAATATGTCAGAAGCACAACTATCAAAAGGAAAATTGTTTGATCCAAAACTCGTTTCAGAAGTCATTAGCAAAGTAAAAGGTCATTCATCAATCGCTAAGCTATCACCTAAAAAGCCTATTCCATTTAATGGGTTGAAAGAGTTCATTTTTGATTTCGACTCAGATATCGATATTGTAGCAGAAAATGGTAAGAAAACACATGGTGGCGTTACCCTTGAACCTGTAACAATTGTTCCAATTAAAGTTGAGTATGGTTCTCGTGTATCAGATGAATATCTCTATGCTTCAGAAGAAGCTAAAATCGACATGATGCAAGATTATGTTGAAGGATTTGCGAAAAAATTAGCTCGTGGTCTTGACATCATGAGTATTCACGGTATCAATCCGCGGACAAAACAAGAATCCACAATTATCGGAGACAACTGTTTTAACAAGAAAGTTACTCAATCAGTGGCATTTTCAGCATCAAATCCAGATGAAAATATGGAGGATGCTATTGGATTGATTGATGGTTCAGAACGTGATGTTACAGGAGCGATTCTAGACCCTACTTTCACGACTGCTCTTTCTAAAATGAAAAATGCTACAGGTGGAAAGCTTTATCCAGAATTGGCTTGGGGAAGTGTACCTGATACAATCAACGGCTTGACTGTGGATAAAAATCGTACCGTGTCACACTCTCAAACAGATCCTAAGAATACAGCAATTGTTGGAGATTTTGAAACCATGTTTAAATGGGGCTATGCGAAAGAAGTTCCAATGGAAATCATCCAGTACGGAGATCCTGACAATAGTGGTCGCGACCTCAAGGGTTATAACCAGATTTATATTCGTTGCGAAGCATATATTGGATGGGGCATCATGGACGCTGCTAGTTTCGCTCGTATCGTGAAAACGGGAGGTTAATCATGGCTGAGTATGTAAACCAAAAGACTGGTGCGATAATCAATACTAGCACCGAAATTTCTGGGGGTGATTGGGTTCCAATTGCAGCATACAAACCTTTGGACTCATTGACTAACGCTGCATTGAAAGAAATCCTTGATGAAAAAGGGATTACTTATGATAGCCGCGCCACAAAAACTGAATTGATTTCGCTGATTGAACAAACTGACACTGAAGCTCAGTAGTCGCTTGACTGGAGGTAGAAATGGAAAACTTTGCAACAGTCGAAGATTTGAAAAAATTGTGGCGGGCGTTGAAATTCGATGAGGAAAAACGAGCCGAGGCGCTGTTGGAAGTTGTTTCTCATTCTCTTCGTGTTGAAGCTAAAAAAGTTGGCAAGGATTTAGATGGGTTAGTGGCTACTGATCCATCTTTTGCCGTTGTAGTCAAGTCCGTTACAGTCGATGTGGTAGCTCGTACCCTGATGACTTCAACTGACCAGGAGCCAGTGACTCAATTTGCTGAGAGTGCTTTGGGGTATTCTGTGAGCGGTTCTTATCTAGTTCCTGGTGGTGGTCTCTTTATTAAAGACTCAGAATTGAAACGTCTGGGACTCAAAAAGCAAAGATATGGGGTGATTGATATCTATGGGACGGATTAAAGGAATTACTGTAATATTGATTGGAAAAGCCAAGAATGGAAAGGATGACTTTGGCCATCCTATCTATGAGAATAAAGAAATTCAAGTAGAAAATGTCCTTGTTGTTCCGTCTTCGACAGAAGATGTCACCAATCAACTGAATCTTACTGGTAAAAAGGCCGCTTATACGCTAGGCGTCCCAAAAGGCGATCAGAACGAGTGGAAAGACCGTGAAGTTCGTTTCTTTGGGCGCAAATGGCGCACGATTGGCATTCCTTTAGAAGGCATTGAAGCCATGATGCCTCTGGAATGGAATAAGAAAGTGATGGTTGAAGCGTATGAGTAATACAAAAGTCAAGCTTATCGGTGCGGGTGTAGGAGCTCTTTTGAAATCAAAAGAGATTCAGGATATTCTGAACAAAGAAGCAACGGTCATTAAAAAAAGATGTGGTCCTGGCTATGAACAAGATAGTCACGTTGGTAAGACGAGGGCCAATGCTATGATTTATCCAGCTACGCGAAAAGCGAAAAGGGATAATTTGAAAAATAACACATTGTTGAAGGCGGTGCATTAGATGATTGAAATTATTATCAAGAAATATCTTGACGGTCATTTAGATGTACCGTCATTTTTTGAGCATGAAGATGAAGCTCCCGATAGCTTTGTCATTATTCAAAAAACTGGTGGTAAGGAGCGAAATCATTCTGCTAGTGCGACCTTTGCTTTTCAAAGCTATGGCCCAACTATGCAGAAGGCTGCAGAGCTTAATGTGAAAGTGAAAAGTGCTGTGAAGGGATTGATTGAATTAGATTCAATCTGTGGTGTCCACCTGAACAGTGATTACAATTTTACGGACACTGAAACAAAAAAATATCGATATCAAGCCGTATTTGATATTAATTATTTTTAAAAAGGAGAAATTAAATGGCAACAGAAGCAAATGTGACCACTGCAAAACCTAAAATCGGAGGTGCGGTTTATTCTGCGCCCCTTGGAACAGCACTTCCAACAGACGCAACTACAAAATTAGATGATGCGTTTAAAGCGCTGGGTTATATTTCAGAAGATGGTATGACCAATAGCAACTCCCCAGAATCAGAAAATATTAAGGCGTGGGGTGGAGTCGTTGTAAGTTCGGTTCAAAAGGAAAAGACAGACACTTTCAAATATATGCTGATTGAAGCACTAAATGTAGATGTTTTGAAAGAAGTTTATGGTGCGGATAATGTATCCGGTGATCTGTCATCAGGAATTACCATTAAGGCAAACTCAAAAGAATTGCCACACCACTGCCTGGTTATCGAAACAGTCCTAAAAGGTGGCGTACTTAAACGTATTGTTATTCCTTCAGGAAAAGTAACTGCCATCGATGAAATCACTTATAACGATGGAAGTGTTCTTGGCTACGGTACGACAGTAACTGCTTTCCCTAACGCTGCTGATGACACACACTATGAATACATCAAAGGAGCTTAACTATGTCAAGACGAAATCGTAAGAAAAAAAATAACGGAGCAACCCCACAGATTAAAACAATCCGTGGTGTGACTTCAACCGGATTTGCTTTTGAAATCACAAAAGAGCGCTTGGAAAACTATGAGTTGCTTGAAGTTATTGCAGAAGTAGATACAAATCCGGCAGTTTTACCAAAAGTGGTCAAACTTATGCTTGGTGACAAATCAGAAGATTTGAAAAATCATGTGCGGACTGCGGATGGCATTGTTCCTTTGGATAAAATGGGAGCAGAAATTACTGAGATTTTCACAAGTCAGAACCAGTTAAAAAAATAGCGCTCCTTGCTAGAATGATTCAAACAGATGAAGATGCTCTTATTTGTGATTTAGCTGAAACATATGGGATTTTTGATTATAGACAGTTACCTGTTGACCAGGTAGCTGTCTTTGCTTTTGGTCTGAGAGATGATTCACGGATCAAGCTAGCAATGACCAATAGCAAAGTTCCTTTTGAAACCTTTTTGCTTGCAGGCGTGCTTGATAGGCTTTCTGCTCTTGTGTGGTTTAAAACAACAGACGGTCAGAAAGGAATCAACAAACCATTAATGGTTGCAGAGGAGCTGACAGGTAAAACTAAAGCTAAAGAAAGTAAGGAGATGATCTTTGATTCTGGTGAGGACTTTGAAGAATATCGTCAGCAAATTCTAGAAAAGATAGGAGGTGAGGATTAGTGGCTACAGAAATAGCACAAGCTTATGTACAATTGATACCATCAGCCAGAGGTATTACTGGTAAAATCCAATCAATCCTCGATCCTGAAGCGAGTGCAGCAGGGCAAAGCGCTGGGCAGTCATTGGGTTCTAGTCTTGTTAGCGTTATGACGAAAGTTATTGCAGCGGCAGGAATTGGCAAGGCCTTTTCGGCGGCTATTAGTGAAGGAGCAGCGCTTCAGCAATCACTTGGAGGTATCGAAACTCTATTCAAAGGTTCTGCTGACAAGGTGAAGGGATATGCTAATGAGGCCTACAAAACAACAGGTTTGTCAGCTAATGCCTACATGGAAAATGTGACAGGCTTCTCAGCTAGCCTCTTGCAATCTCTTGGTGGTGACACTAATAAAGCTGCTGAAACAGCAAACATGGCCATGATTGATATGTCGGATAATGCGAATAAGATGGGGACATCTATGGAAAGCATTCAACTGGCGTATCAAGGTTTCGCCAAACAAAACTACACCATGCTCGACAACCTGAAACTCGGATACGGTGGTACCAAGCAGGAAATGGAGCGTCTTTTGAATGACGCTCAGAAGTTGACGGGTGTTAAGTACGACATTAACAACCTCTCAGATGTATATAATGCCATCCATGCTATCCAAGAAAATCTAGACATCACTGGCACAACTGCTAAAGAGGCGGCATCTACTTTTAGTGGTTCTTTTGAATCTATGAAAGCAGCCGCTCAGAATGTACTTGGAAAGTTAGCGCTGGGAGAGAATATCCTACCTTCTCTACATGCTTTACTTAAAACAACATCTACCTTTCTCTTTGATAATTTTTTACCAATGGTTGGAAATATTTTTTCTGGCCTTGGCTTGGTTTTGACTGAAGGGATTAGCCAGATTGCTTCTCAGCTTTTTGGGGATGCTTTTGGAAGTGCCGTCTTTGATCAACTATCTCGTGTAACAGGAATCTTTGAGACCTTTTTTGATATGATTTTTGGGTCATTAAGCAAGCAGGATAACATTGATATTCTGAATACGATTGGTTTTAGCGAGGAAGCTGCAACGCAAATTGTCAATATTGCAGATAATATCCGAGTTACTTTTGAAAATATTGGGGTTGTTGCTGGTAATGTAGCAAGCATTGTTGTTGATTTCGTTGGAGATCTGTTAGGGATTAAAGACGGAGAGCAGGGAGTGAATTTGCTAGGCATTGCCTTTGAAAGTATCACAGGTTTTATCAGAGATGCCTCTGAAAGTCTTAGCAAATTTACCTCTTGGTTAAAAGATTCACCTCTTGCATTAGATGCCTTAAAATCGGCTGTTGTTGGTATTACGAGTGCATGGGCAGGATATAAAGCTGTCTTAGCAGTAATAAAAGGAATTGAAACAATCAGGAATGCAACTCTAGCTATTACGAATGGCTTAATGCTAGCTCAGTTCGTAAGAACCGGTGCACTCACTACCGCAGAGGCGGCGAATGCGGCTGCAACCATGGGAGCAAGTGGAGCGTTTGGTATCTTTAATGCAGTTTTATCTGCAAATCCGATTGGCCTAATCGTAACGGCAGTGGCAGCATTGACAGCTGGTCTTGTATGGTTCTTTACGCAAACAGAAACTGGTCAGCAAATTTGGTCATCTTTTGTGGATTGGATCAAGCAGGCATGGCAGGGGATTGCTGATTTCTTTGTCGGTCTTTGGTCTGGTATCTCTGAGGGTGCTAGCACCTTGTGGGATGGAGTCGTAACGGCTTGGAACGCTTACATTGAGTCTTTGAAGGCCATGTGGAATGCTGTTGTAACATTCTTTTCTGATTTATGGGTAAGCATCCAAGAGGCTGCATCTGTGGCATGGACAGCTATCACAACAGCAGTGATGGCTATTGTTCAACCGTTCATTGATGGATTCATGAATATTTGGAATAATATTTCAGATGGTCTTACTCAAATTTGGGAAGGAATTAAGATGATTTTCCAAGGCGCTTGGGAATTCATCAAGTCTATTTTCTTGGGTGCTATTCTCATCATCATCGACATTGTGACAGGGAATTTCAACCAGCTGGGGGCTGATCTTTCTCTAATCTGGGAAGGGATTAAAAATAGTATCTCTATGATTTGGGAAGGGATTAAAACATACTTTTCTGGAGTCGTGGATGTTATCGTAGGGTATGGTATTGCTGTTTTTGAAAACTTTTCGGCTGCCTTATCTGCGATTTGGGAATTTATCAAGTCGGCTGCTTCAGCGACTTGGGAATGGATAAAATTTACTGTAACAAGTCTAATCACAGGTTTGGTGCAGGGAGCTCAAAATATCTGGGATGGCTTTATGAACTTCCTATCAAGTTTGTGGGAAGGTATTAAGTCAACGGCAAGCAATGCTTGGAGTTCTCTAGCTTCTAGTGTTCTAAACATTATCAATGGTCTCGTATCCGGGGCGCAAAATGCTTGGAACAGCATGTCTAATGCGGTATCTAATCTTGTAAGTAATGTAACTGGATTCTTCAATCAATTGTGGAATATTGACCTATTCGCAGCTGGTCAAGCAATATTGCAAGGTTTCTTGAATGGTTTGCAGTCTATGTGGTCTTCTGTAACTGACTTCGTCGGTGGTATCGCTGGTTGGATCCGTGACCATAAAGGACCTATTGAGTATGACCGTAAGCTTTTGATTCCAGCAGGTAATGCAATTATGGGAAGTTTAGACAATGGATTAAAAGATGGGTTTAAAGACGTCAAGAAAACGGTCGGAGGTATGGCTGGTGAGATTTCGGATGTATTTTCAGGAGACAGTCTGGATCTGAACTCATCTGCGTCCGTGACCAAAAGTCTTGAGGCACAGTTGGCTATGCCGTCGTCTCAATTTGAAGCGCATGAAAATAAAACCGTGTCTGAGATAGAGATTCTGAGAGCAAGTATGGAGAGAATCCTTACTGCTATCCTTGAAAAATCGTCAGACGTTTATCTGGATAATGACATTATCTCAATCAAAACCTATGAACAACACGGTGCTATTTATGCGAGGGGAGGAATTTAATGGATTATATGATCATCAACGGTTTTAATACATCAAGCCTTCCTGGTTGTGTTGTGACCGATTTTGGGAAGGTGGAGGCTGCTAAGCCAAAAGGAGAGAAGGCAACTCTTTATGGAGTCAATGGTAGTTACCGTGTGTTAGACGGTTCTTTCGACAGTTACGAAAGGACCTTCACTCTCCACGTTAAAAAAATGGTTGAGATTTCAAGTATTCTTGATAAGTTTCAATCGAATGATAACGTTTTGGAATTTAGCTATCAGCTTGGCTCATTGTTTTATGCTAACTTTGTGACTGCTAGTTTTGAACCTTTTGGAAATCATGCTTGGAAGTTAGAAATCAAGTTAGAAATGCAACCGTTCCGATACCAAAAAAATATAGATCCTGTGGTTCTTACGGCATCTGGTACAGTCAACAACCCTGGCACGGTTTACTCGGAACCACTAATTGAAGTCGAGGGGGATGGTGACGTCTCCCTTACAATTGGCCGAAAAACCATGTATCTAGCGATTAAGACCAAGGCCACGATTGATTGTAGGCAAGGCAAGCAAAATATCTACAACGCTACTGGCGCGGTTCAGAACACTCTCAGGAAACGTGGAGGGTTCTTGGAAATACCGACTGGTAAGGTCGGAATCTCGTTTACCGGAAATGTCCGTAAAATTACTATTCGACCGAATTGGAGGTATAAGATTTGATTTATTTAACAAATGGAAATATGCCTCTGAACGCTGCCTATGCTGATGAAATTGTTCAAGAGAATAATAGCACTTATCAATTGTTCTTCCGATTTCCGACCTCGGATTCCTTATGGGAGCAGTTGAAGGAGGAAGCGTTCCTAACGGCTGATGACCTTCACGGTGAACAGGATTTTGTCATTTTCGAGGTAGAGAAGAAGCATGGCTATATTCAAGTCTATGCGAATCAAGTATTTACCCTCTTGAATAACTATGTGGTCAGTTCGCTTACTCTTGATCGAGCGACTGGCTCAACTGCTCTCAGTCGTTTTGCTGGAGCGATCACTCGTGACAATCCGTTCTCATTCTTCTCTGATATTGAAGATAGGCATACCTTTAATATTGGCTCTAAGAATGCTATGGAGGCATTTGCGAAAGATAAGCATTCTATTATTGGTCAATGGGGTGGAGACCTTGTGCGCCACGGCTACCAGGTTCGATTGTTGAAAAATGGCGGTTCAGAGAACGAATCGCTTTTTATGTATAAGAAAAACCTATCTAGCTACCAGCACAAGACATCTACCAAGTCTTTGAAGACTCGAATTACTTTCATCGCGACAGTCAAAGGTGAGGGAGAAAAGGCGCCTGACCGCAAGTTGTCTGTGGTTGTGGATAGTCCACTCATTAACAAGTACAGTCAAATCTACGAGGATGTGATTGAGGTTAATGATAGGGATGTGAAGGATGAAGCAAGCCTTCGAAAATATGGTGAGCAGTATTATCGAACTTCGCTCTGCGACATGATGGAAGACAGCATTGAGATTGAGGTTGTCGGCCAGAGCGACGTGCCTGTACAAATGTTCGATGTCGTGAGCATTTTCCATGAGCGTTACAACCTTGATGTTCGCAAGAAAATTACTAAATACACTTACTCACCGATGGCCAAGAAGTTAAAATCAATTGGCTTCGGTCAGTTCCAGTCGGGTCTTGCAAATGCGATTGGTAACGCAGTGAGTGATGCTGTCAAGGGCGAAGCTCAACAACTTCAAAGCAATTTTGAGCAACAGCTAGAAAGAGAGCTCAATAACGCTGACCGTGCATTTGATCGCAAAACTGAAGAACTGCAGAATGAGTTCACCGACGGTCTCAACGCTGCCAAAGCCAGAGCTGAAGAAGTCAAGAGAGAAATGTCTAACACTATTGACCAGCGCTTCAATAGTTTTAACAATGGCCCTCTACAAGAAGCCAAGCGCAGGGCTGAAGAAGCCTTGAGAAACGCTGGTGCAAGTAGTTTACTTGCTCAGGAAGCCAAGCGGATTTGGTTGGATTCTGTTGCTAAACTTGAAGAATTTAAGAGACAGGCTACGAGCGCTCAGACGGCTTTGTCGGGAGACTTGGATATTCTGAAGCGAACTATCGCAAACGATATTCGACCGAAGCAAGAACAGGTTACAGCTGAGATTGAGAAGCAAGTAAAGGCACTTATCCAGACCAAGAATGAATTGGCTGGTGTGAAGTCAGCGCAAGCGATCTATGAAGAGTCGACGGCTCGCAGACTATCAGAACTGACCAACTTGGCCGATGGTAAGGCAAGTAAGTCTGAGCTCACACAAACAGCCGATGAACTAGCTAGTAAGATAGCTAGTGTTCAGGCATCTGGCCGAAATCTATTCTTGAATTCGCTCTTTAAAAAGGACATTTCAAAAACAGGTATTTGGACGACGAGTACATATACGGCTACTATCGATAGCACTGATAAGTATTTAGGTCATAATGCCTTAAAAATCGTTGGTCTGAATCCATCTGGCCGAGATGGCGGTAATCCTAAGGTTACTTACCCAGCGCTGGGCCAATTTGGGAAAGTAGTTTTCGGAAGTACGACTAATCAAGATGTAACAATTACATTTTATGCGAAGGCAAATAAAAATGGAATAATGCTAAGATCTCGATTAGGCAATATCGGTTATAAAAATGGAAATGTGATATTATCTACAGAAATTAAACGATATGTTGTTCACATTCCCAAAAATTGGACAAACTGGTCTGTGCAAACGACAAATGAATGGTTATTCAATTTCAATCAAGAAGGAACAGTTTGGATCTGGATGCCGAAGTTCGAAATAAGCGATGTAGATACTTCTTATTCAGAAGCTCCTGAAGATATAGAAGGTCAGATTTCAGCAGTTGAATCCAACTTTAAACAGCGCGCTGATGCACTTGACGCTGGTGTAAGCCGTCTTACTGAAGGGTTAAGAACCAAAGCGGATATCAGCACGCTCAACGTGACTGCTGAGAATATCCGGCAATCTGTGAAGAGCTTGGAAACAAGCACGCAGAACGAGCTAAATCAGAAATTGAATCTGGCTGAGTTTGAGGTGCGGGCAAGCGGAATCCATCAGGAAATCCTGAACGCGACAAAGGACAAAGCAGATAAGACTCTGGTCACAGCTGAAGCTGGGAAATTGCGAGAAGAATTTTCAAACTTGAGAGTCGGTGGCAGGAACTTTATTCGGAATTACGACTGGAACGGATTACTACCTCTTAATATCATTAGCTCCGGTTGGAAATTTGAACGGGTAGAAGATCAGTTTGCTAAGAGTGGATATATGCTGAAGGCTACTTGTACAAAAGCTGGTATCGGTGGATTCCATAAGGTCTTTTTCGATTTGAGAGCGAATGAATTTCAAGGAAAAGACATGACCTGGTCTTGGGATATAAAATCAAGTCGACCAATTACATTCCACTCAATGGGATTTGAAGCCGGTGGATTAAAGAGAAATGTATCTATTTCAACAGAATGGGAACGAATTTCCAACACATTCAAAGTTGCGTTTAAGCAATACTATTCATGCGTTTTTTACGCAAACGGATGGCAGATTGGTGATGTAGTTTATATTCGAGATCCACAGTTAGAAGAAGGAACTATTGCTACGTCTCCAAAGCCAGCTCCTGAGGACACTGACGGCCTTATCACAGAAGCCAAGGCTACCTTTGAGCGGACAGCTCAGGGCTTGCGAACCGATTTATCAGCTATTCAGTCTTATGTTGATCAAGATGGTCAGCGACAGGAAGCGTTGAAGAGCTATGCCAGGAATGAGAGCATCACTAACATCAATATTTACAGACAAGATGTAGCAAGAAACTATATTTTGAGGAGCAGGTATGATGAAGATGCGAGGAGCATCAGGCAACAATTCGAAGCTATTACCAACTCACAAAACGGATTGATTGCAACGAAAATAGCGGATTATAAGCATTCGGTAGACGGGAAATTCACGGATATTTCGAGTCGAGTTACGACGTATAAACAGGGGACAGATAATCAGATTTCAAATTTAACTACTCAGGTTGCTACAAACAAGGATAATGCTGAACGACAAATGGGTAGAATATCTGATCAAGTCTCTGCTAACAAAGCGAATGCTGATAGTCAATTTTCGAATGTGACAAATCAGCTAGCACGAAAAGTAGAGATTACTGACTTCCAGCGAGTTCGAGAGACAAGCCAACTCTATGAACGCATTCTGGGTAATACAGATAACGGGATTGCTGATAATGTCGCTCGGATGGCTATGACGAGTCAGCTATTTCAAGTTGAGGTTGCCAAAAATGCTAGTAATGGTCAAAATTTGTTGAAAGGCACAAAAGATTTCTCAGGTGATTGGAAAAACAAGTCGGCTAATTGGAAAAAGCACGCTGAAAAATACAAAGGTGTTGATGTCTTATTTAAAAACAATTCGTGGAATGGCATCGGACAAGAGATTGATGCAAAGATTGGTGAAATCTATACATTCAGCTTGTGGATGAAGAGTGACTGGAATAATGATAGAGTAATTTTTTATGTAAATAGAAATGGCTCTGTCGAGAAGGGGTGGGGTGTTCCAGCTGAAACATCGGTTATTTTAACAAAAGAATGGAAGCGTTATTCTTTTACTTTCAACATCACAGCGGATGGCTTCATCTTCCCTCGAGTGGAACGACCTAATCTAAATACAAATCTATATGTTGCAGGATTTAAACTTGAAAAAGGATCGTATGCAACACCTTACACAGAAGCTCCAGAGGACACGAATGAAGCCGTTCGCTCGGTTCAAAGTCAGTTAGCTGGCTCGTGGGCCGTCCAGAACATCAACAGCGCAGGTGATTTGATTTCAGGAATCAATCTTGGTGCTAACGGTCATAATCGATTCGTTGGTAAGTTGACTCATATTACAGGCGAAACCCTTATTGATAGGGCTGTTATCAAGTCTGCTATGGTTGACAAGTTGAAAACGGCCAATTTTGAAGCAGGTTCGGTGACTACGATCGTTTTAGATGCTGAAGCGGTCACAGCTGAAAAACTGAAGGTTGACCAGGCATTCTTCAATAAGCTTGTAGCAAATGAAGCTTACTTGAGTCAACTATTTGCCAAGCAAGCATTCATCAACCGTGTGCAGAGTATTGCAATCGATGCCAGTCAGGTTCGCTCAGGTATTTTAAGCGGTGATAGGATTTACGGTGGAACGATTCGAGGAGTAAGCATCTACGGTGGAACCCTGACAGGACATACCCAAATTCAACTCGGCTCTTATGGCTCATTTGATACGGTGAATGGCGGTCTACAGATTAACGTGCCTCGTACCGTCAATGCCAGAGACGGCTTGGGAGTCCAGTTCATCGGATCATATGGTCGAGGTGAGAACGTGCCTTACGGCCTTTTTATTTACAAAGATACGGACTTTACTACGGATAATTATGCTAGCGATAGCGATGATTTTCTATTAACGGTTGAAGGCTACATCAAGTCCAAAGGAATTGGTTGGTTGAAGACCGTTAAAGGAAACGTCGGCGGAAAAGACACTGCTAGCATAGGTTTCTGGAATTCAGATGTCTCTCTTGATTTTGGGGGCTCTGGAAATGATATTTACTATAGATACGCTGGGAAAGCATACGGCTTGTGGTCAATTATCAACCAGCACTTCTCGGATAGACGTTTGAAAGAAAACATCATTGATTGTGAGCACAAGGCTCTTGATTATATCCATCAATTCCAATTCAAGGAATACGATTGGAAGAATCAAGAGGATAGACCACGACAAGCACACACGAAGATTGGATTGATTGCCCAAGAAGTTCAAGAGGTGGATCCTGCGCTTGTTTACGAGAACGGTGACACGTTGAACTTGGACAATCTCAGATTAACTACTATCGCCCTTAAGGCGATTCAGGAACTGTCTCAACGAATTGAGACGTTAGAAAGGAAAATAGCATGAATGCATTAGAAATTATCGCACAAGACATAGCACGACTAACAGTTGAGAGATCAACCTTCCAGGCATTGTATCTGGAAGAAGTTCAAAAACGTGAAGCACTAGAGACACAACTTGAAGAGTTGAAGAATCGACTCGAACCTAAACAACAAGAAGGAACAGTGGAGGAATAAAAAATGGCAACAGAGTATACAGTGAGAAGCAAATACTTGAAATTCGATACAACAGAAGTCGTGATTCATCGTGAATCACCTTATACAATCTTTTCTCGTGAATTGCAGGGTAATCAGACAGGTAAATCAGATGAAGAATTGATTGAAGCAGTTAAAAGTATCATTCGTGCCGAGCTTGATCCAGGAGCAGCAATCGTCAAAACACAGGCGCAGCTTGAACAGGCTGAGCAACAGATTGCACACAACAAGAGCGAGCAGGACAGACTTGCTCAAATCATCAAGCAGACTGAAGAAAATGCAAAGGTGAACCAGAAGGTCATTCATGTTCTTGTCTTGAACTCTGTCATGAGCAAGAATATCGAGTACGGCACGACTTATAAAGAATTGGTTGAGTTAATTCCACTCGCTGAAGTTGGTAAGACCTACTTGCCACATGACCTAATCACGATTGAAGACCCTGAGCACGTTGAAGTGAATGGCGAAGGTAAGCGCATCCTAGTGCAGCTTAACAAAGAATTTACTTACAACGGCGAACCTGTCAGCGCGTTTGCGACTAACGGAACTCTGGAACAAAACGGAACGGGTGTTGCTTGGAAATTTGAAGGGAAAGAGTAGAGGTGTATATGCCAGGATATGAACGATTTCTCGTACAGATCTTTATCACCCTTATCCCTGTGATTGGTCTTTATTTTTCGATGAAAGATAAAGCAACCAAACAAGAGAATCGTCTTACGATTTTAGAGAAAGATATCGAGAATCTGAACGAATTCAAGACATCAGCCAACAAACGGCTCGATAACCACGATGAACAGAATAAGGCTATCTTAGTACTAGCTGAGCAAGTGAAGTCGCTTGGTGAAGACGTAAGAGAGCTTAAAAATTTAATTCAAAATAAACAATAAAAGG